TAACAAAGCAGCTGCTTATTACACCAAAGAATCGATGCATGAATTAGATCATGTTAAAGAACTACAGAACTTTTTATTAGGATGGAATATAGTACCAACTGTTCCTCAGGTAGAAACAGTTTATGAATTTGACAGTTTAGTGGATACTGTTAATCAGTCATATAGTTTAATGGTAGAAGTCTTTGACAACTATGTAAATGCATCACATGATATTTTTGCAATAGATCTATCAACATTTGATTTCTTACAACAATTTAGAATTGGTCAAATTGGTGCTTTAGCAACATATTCAAACCTATTAAGTGGATTAGAATTAATTGACACAAATAACAAACTAGACATTTTATTCTTCGAAGACGAATATTTCACAGAAAACTAATTTGAGTATCATCGAATTGTACCCCTCCTCCGATAGTATCGTTGGACCGAAGGCTTAGAGAAATCTAAGCCTTTTCTTTTGAAACAAACCCAAGTATATCGGTATAATATTCAAATATCATTATCTAATAAACAAATTTATGAAATTAAAAATTGATCGCATTGACCAACATGCACTAACAGAGTTTATCAATCGTGTTAAACTTATTGACTCTTTCATCTACATGAAAATTAAAGATGGACAAATTAATTCAACAGTTTATCTTCCACAAAGAGATGCTGTAAAACATCACTCAATTCCGGCAGATAAAATCTTCCAAGTAAGTGAATGGCCTGATACCGAAAAAGAAATGAAAATTGCATTCTTCGAGGGTAACAAAGTTATCGAAGCTATTAAACACTTCGAACATGATGCAATTAAAGGTGAGTTTGAATTCATTGAAAATGATGAAGAATTTGTAGCTTCTACATTACGTATTTTTAACGACGAATTGGAAATTACATTATCTTGTTCAGAACCATCTTTAGGATTTAAAGATCTTTCTCAAGAACAACGCGATGCTATCTTTGCAAGAGCAGATTCTAAATTTGATTTTAGATTGGACACTCATTCGATCGGTAAAGTTAAAAACTTGTTTACATTAGACAAAGATGAAACATTTGGTATTAAATCTGATGTTGCAGGAATTAATGTAAATGGTAAATCATTTAACGTGGTACTTACACCAGACACAAATGGTAATGGTAAAGTTACAGTTTACAAAAAGTATTTAAATCTATTAGACAAAGAGGAACAAACAGTTTATGTGTCAGATTCCAAAGTAGTATTCGAATCAAACGATTCACACACTTTATTGACAATCTCAACCTGCCAAACTGCCTAATACATGACAATCGAAGAGTTAGAAAATAAATCAATTGACCAACTTACAGATGATGAGGCGAAGTTGCTTATAGACCACTATAAGCAACTTTCTGCCAAATTCACTGCATATGAACAAGCTGTTAAGTTAACTCTAAACTCTATCTATGGAGCCTTTGGTAACAAATGGTTCCACTTTTTTAATCTAGATATCGCAGAATCAATTACCAAACAAGGTAAAAATGCAATTCTTTATTCAGAAACTATTCTTAACAAATATGTTAATGATTTCTGGCATAAAGACACTGCGGTTCATGAACAATTTGGAATTAAGGTTAAAGGTAAAGTTGAAAAACCATCAGTAATCTATATTGACACCGATTCATGTTATGTGCAGTTTCAAGATTTATACGAATCAATTATATGGTTAGATGAATCTAAGAAATTGACAATTGATGAATTCGTTCTAGCATTTTATGCATATCGTCTTAAAGATTATATCATGAAATGTATGGAGAAATATGCTGAAAAGAGAAATACTGATAACTTCTTAGTGTTCGAATTAGAATCACTTGCATATAATGGTATTTGGATGAGTAAAAAGAAATACATTCAAAATATTGCATGGGATGATAAGTTAGAAGTAACTGATCGNCACCCATCATTAAAGAAAGTAAAAACCATTGGATTCGATACGATCCAATCATCAACTCCAAAATTTGCAAGAGAGAAATTAGTAGAATGTCTTAGAATTTTGTTTACATCTAGAGTAACACCAACTGCAAATGAATTGCAACAATTGGTTGAATTCATGAAAAAATGTAAGAAGGAATTTAAGTTAGCAAATATTGATGACATCTCTTTTAATAAGAGAACCAATAATATCGATCAGTACATTATTGACGATCAAAAAGAATTGCAAATTGGACTAAAATGTCCAGCTAACGTAAAAGCTGCAGGATACTACAACTATATTTTAAATAACAATAAGAAATATAAGAACAAGTATAAGCACATCCAAAATGGTGAGAAGCTTAAGATCTACAATTGTATAGGAACTATTAGTGAAGTGTATGCATTTATGCCAAACGAATATCCTTATGAAATAGCACCACAAGTTGATTACGATACTCAATTTGAGAAAGCAATGATTGATCCATTGAATAGAGTACTTACAGCAATTGGATTACAAACATTAGACACAAACTTAATTTACGCTTCAGCACTATTTTAATATGGAACTAAAAGATATTTTATACTTATTAGAAAAAGAAAATCCAAACAACCAAGAATTTGGTGCTAAAGTTAGATCATTGATTTGGGAAATGAAAAAAACTCAAAGTGCAGAAATAGCTAAAGAACAATTACCTGGACAAATAGACATGTTTGGACCTGAATTTAAGTATCCATATAATGAATAATTTTAAAAATAAAACATGGAAGTTAATTTAACAAAAGAACAAAAAGAATACGTAGATGCTTATAACAATATTTTAAATAAGTTATCAGGCATTCAAGAAAGAATTCATGAGTTAAAAATTGAAGCTAATCAAGCTTTACAAGAACTAAACGAATTAAGATCTAGGGAACGTGATGCCTTTCCAGAACAACTAGATTAAGAAACAATTTGGCATTTAACGATATAATATAAAAAATACAACAATATGGCAAAGAAAGATTTCAGTTTTGACGATATTAACAGTGAATTAAAAACCTTAAATCCAATGGGATCTGTTATGGAATTCTCAACATTTAGTGAGGTTACAGAATGGATTGATAGTGGTAACTACCACTTAAACGCATGTATTAGTGGTTCACTTTTTGGTGGATGGCCTAATAGTAGAACATGTTCAATTGCTGGACCTTCTGGTACAGGTAAAACTTACTTAATCCTAAACTCTGTTAAAAGAGCAATTGATATGGGATATAACGTAGTGTTTTATGATTCAGAAGCTGCAGTAGATAAAGATCTTATGGTTAAGTTTGGTATTGATATAAGCAAAGTAAATTATCAACCAATTAACACCGTACAAGATTTTAGAACATCAGTTACTACGATTACTAGTAAAATGCAAGATGCAAAAGCAGCTGGTGGAAATGTACCAAAAATCATGATTATTCTTGATTCTGCAGGTAACTTAGCAACTGCAAAAGAAATTGAAGATGCTAAATCAGGTTCTGATAAAGCTGATATGACTCGTTCTAAAGTACTTAAGTCAATCTTCCGTATTATTATGACTCCAATGGCAGATCTTAAGATACCTTTCTTATTTACCAACCATACTTATCAAACACAAGATTTCATCTCACGACAAGTAGCNGGTGGTGGAACTGGACCAGAGTATGCAGCATCTATTGTGTTATTCTTAAATAAGGCACAACTTAAAGATTCTAGTGGTGAAAAAGCAGGTATTATTGTTACAGCGAAACCAAACAAGAATCGTTTTGCAAAACCAACTAATATTAAATTCCATTTAGATTTCTCTAAAGGTATGAACAGATATGTTGGACTAGAACAATACATTGACTGGAATGAAATCGGTATTACTAAAGGTGTAATTGAAAAGGGTGAAAAGATTCCTAAAGCATCTTCAAGAAATTGGATTTGTAAACATTTAGATGAAACAGTATCTAATGCAGAATTCTTCTCAGAAAAAGTATTTACACAAGAAGTATTAGAAAAAATTGAGGAAAGAATCAAACCAATCTTTAACTACAACACAGAAGAAAGAGAGATTGACATTGATGCAATATTAGAATCAGATGAAGATTAATGAAGATAAACTTCCAATCAAGTATATTCTAGGAATAGAAAAAGAGATTGCAGGTTATCCTTCAGGATTCGATATTCTTTTAGCAGAAATTAAATTATGTGTCAGAATGCCTGATAGACATAAAGGTAATTTCACTTTACATGCTTTAAAAACTTATAGATTTCCAGAAACTGATGAAGCGCATCTTTTAACTTCTATTCAAGACTTAGTAAATCTTGATTTGGTCGAAGTCCTAAACGATTCAGAAGGTAAAGAATCATGGACAATAAAAACAAACCCATTCGAATGATATTAGTAATAGATGATTTTATAAAAGACAAAAGTCTACTAAGAGAAATATCTCAAGATGTAAACTTCTTTAATGATCCAGGTATTTATTACTGGTGGGATGGTTGGTGGAACGGTGAAGCAAAGACTGTAAAACACAGATTAATTGAGGCAATTTGGGCGGACAATTGTCCACTCACACAACCAATGTCAATTAGAGGTTTTGAATACTGGACAGGAATTCAAACAGCCAACGCAGAAACTGGATATAGTAATAACTTAGGTAATCACTATGACAAAGATGAAGAACTATTTGCTAAAACAGGTGAAATAGTAATACCATCAATGGGCACAGTATATTATCCAGAGCAAGATAAATTTGAAGGTGGTATGTTAGAAATTTATACTGAAGGTATTGATAAAAAACCAGAAGTAGTTTATGCCAAACCTAATAGATTAATAATCTTCGATGCTGGAAAATATGTCCACGCAGTTACACCAGTAACTCAAGGTACTAGAAAAGCTATAGCTATTAATCTATGGTTGACAGAACCAATGGGTAAACAAAATGGCGCTATGCGCATAGAATAGAAATATAATTAAAAATAAACAACATGCAATTCGGACAAGACTTTGAAAAAATATTCTTTAGATTATCCTTAGTTAAGACTAAGTATTTAAAAAGCATTAAGAGTGGATTTTATACTTCTCAGGAAATTGATATTTTAAGTCAATTGTCTAATAAGTTCTTTGAGCGTTTCAATGAAACTCCAAAAAGAGATCAATTACAAATGTTGATTCAAAGAAGCGAAAAGGCCAAAGAAAAAGTTACAGAAGATATTTTAAATATTATCTTTGAAGTAGACTTAGATCAATATGACGAAGAATGGTTAACTACCACAGCTGAAGCCTGGATCAAATGGCGAACCTTTGATACTTCATTGATCGATACTATAGAATTTATTAAAACTACGCAGGTAACACCTGAAAACGTCGACAGTATAGTTACTAAAGTTAAAGGTCTTATTAATGATAGAAATAATTTATCATTTAATTCAGATTTAGGATTAGACTTCTTCGAAGTTGACTCGCATGATCAAAAAGACACTGAAAAAGTTAGCACAGGATATAACTTCTTAGACAGAATGTTAGGTGGTGGTTATGACAAAGGTGGAAACTTAATCGTTTATGCAGGTGAACAAAATATTGGTAAATCTATTTACTTAGCAAATGACGCTGCAAACTTTGTTAAAATGGGAACAAACACTGTTGTTGTAACAGCAGAGATGGCAGCTCATAAATTCATCAAACGTATTGGTTCTAATTTATTAACAATTAATATCAATGAATATGGTGATAAAGCAAAAAACAAAGAACATATTCAAAGAAGGTTAGAAACCGTAGGTGATGGATTAACTCCTCCAGGATCTTTGTTTGTAAAACAATTTCCAACATCACAAGCAACAGTATTAGATATTGAAGCTTATGTAAATCAAATTGAAGAGGAAAGACAAATCAAAGTTGGTGCAGTTATAATTGACTACATTAATATCTTAGCAAATTACAGAAACCAAAATACTGAAAACACATATATGAAGATNAAGCAAATTGCAGAAGATCTTAGAGCTATGGGTATTCGTAATAACTGGTTAATTGTAACAGCAACNCAGATTACAAGAAATGGTTATAATTCATCAGACATTGGTATGACTGACATTGCAGAATCTGCAGGACTTTCACATACAGCAGATATTATGTTAGGTATTATTCAAGATGATTTAATGAGAGCTAATAATGAATATTGGCTTAAAGTTTTAAAAATCAGAGATGGTGAAGGAAAAGGAACTAAATGTAAATTAAACATTAATTGGAATTATATGAGGTTAATCGAAACAGAAGAAACTACAAACTCCAATTTACACAGTATATAATTATGACAAACGATAAAATCTTTAACAACAATTTCGAATCTCCAGATACAGAATTTGGTAATATAAATTTCGAATTAGATTCAGCAACAAAGGACAATCAAGATGAAGAGGATAAAATTCATTATGAATTAATCGCAAGAGAAATTCATCAACTAATTACAGCCTCGAGATTCAAAGTATTTAACAATGTAGATGAATTAGGTAGATGTACAACATTAAAAAAATCAGATATTAATGATATTTATGGATATATTATTGATGAAATGGCTGAAAAAAATAGTCGTATAGATATTTTCAGCGAGTTATGTATTTATTTTGACATTAATCCTACTAAATTTTATAGTTCATTATCTAACGTATACAAAGAAGATCTAATACAAGAATTAGATTTACGAACAGGTATATTGAAGAGAAAGAATATAATGAAACTTTTCTAAAATGATAGAAGCAAACGTTTTTAAAAAAGGTGCCAATAGAATATGGGTACTTGGTGATTTACACTTTGGTGTAAGAGCAAATTCAGTAGAGTGGTTAGAAATTCAAAAACAATTCTTTGAAGAAGTTTTTATACCAACTCTTACTGCAAATGTAAAACCAGGCGATGTATTAATACAAGTAGGTGATACATTTGATAATAGACAATCTATTAATATCAAGGTATTAAACTATGCTGTAAATCTTTTTGAAAGATTAGGTAAAATTCTACCAGTCCATGTTATCTGTGGAAACCATGATATTTGGGCTAAGAATTCAAATGATGTTACTTCAATTGATTCACTTAAATGGATCCCTAATGTACAGATCTATAAAGAACCTAAACTTTTAGAATGGTCAAACAAGAAAATCTTAATGATGCCATGGAGAAGAGATACAGAACACGAAACTGAAACTCTAGCGAATTTCCCACAAGCACAAATAGTATTTTGTCATTCTGAAGTCAAAGGTATTTACTTAAACTCTAAAGTTAAAAATGAACATGGAACTGATTCCAATGTATATGAAAAATATACAAGAGTTTACAGTGGACATATTCATTATAGACAAGAACGTAATAAATTATTAATGGTAGGTACACCATATCAATTAACTAGATCTGACGCAAATAATGAAAAGGGATTTGATCTGGTTAATTTAGAAGATATGTCAGAGACTTTCTTTGTAAACGATGTATCACCTAAGTTTATAAAATACAATATCTTACAACTGTACGATATGCCTTTAGGTCAATTTAAAAATCAAATTAAAAACAATTTCGTTGATTTATTTGTACCTTCTAAGATTGCAACCACAAATGCACTTAGTCAACTTATAAACAAAATTCAAAATATTAGTAGAAAATTAGAGCCTAATATTTATCAAGAAGAGAATTATATCGATAAAGATTTTTATGATATAGATGAAATTGAAGAGATGTACAAGAATTACAATATATTAAATCTTTGTAATACGTATGTCGAAGGTTTAGGTAGCGATGATGAAACCAAAGCTAAACTTAAAGAAAAACTTAAAATACTGTACAATCAATGTGCATACAACAACGGTAATGAAATATGAGAATAGACTTCATAGAATTTAAAAACTTTGCTTCATATGGTAATCAATTACAACGATTAGAATTTGAAGAAGATCAATCTAAATTATTCTTAACATTAGGCAAGAATGGCGATGGTAAAACTACTATCGCTAATGCCATTATATATGCTTTGTATGGTAGAATTGAAGGCGTAAAGCTATCAGATCTTCCAAACAGAATTAATAAAGAATTGCATGTTAAGATAGGTTTAAAATGCGGTGCGATAAATGTAGAAATCGAAAGAGGGTTAATGCCTAATAAATTTAGTGTTAAATTAAATGGAGTGGATTTCGATAAAGCTGGTAAAAAATCAGTACAAGATTATCTAGAAGAAGAAATATTTGGTATACCATATCATGTATTCAAAAATATTATTATTTTATCGGTTAATGACTTTAAGTCATTTTTAACCATGTCTAATCAAGACAAAAAACAAATTATTGATAAGATGTTTGGTTTCTCAATTCTTAATGATATGCAAACTGCAATTAAGAATGAGCGAAGATCCATTAAAATGGATATTGATTCTTACGAATCAGAATTGGCACAGATCTTAGACTCTATTGCATCTGTACGAGGTAAACTTAATACATTATTAGAAGAGTCTCAACAAAAGAACAATTCTAAAATAGATGAATTAAAGGCAAGTTTACTTGAATTAAATGAAACTGTAAAAGCTCTTGATTTACAGAAAACACAAATAGACAATAACATTAAAACAGATTCAGAATCATATGAAAATGTAAGATCTAGTGCATCTACATTAAAACATGAGATTGAATATCTTAAAAGAAAGTTAGAATTATATGAGAGTGGAAAATGTCCAACATGCGAAACTCAATTAGATAGTCAATGGCACATAGATCAAAAAGAACATTTTTGTTCTAAAATAGAAGCAGATACAAATAGTATTAAAACACTTAAGGATTCATTAGATGGTTTAAAAACTAACATTGATACACTTAAAGAAGATAAAAGAATCATTGAAAAGAAAGCTAATGATATTAGATATAATATGAAAACTTTCAAGACAGAACTTTTAAAATTAAAGGACACTCCAGATGACCAACAATTTGAACATCTTAAAACTTTGATTGAAGATTTTGAAACAAAAGAATCAGAAAAATCTTTAAGCAAAGATGATTTAAATGTAAATTATAATTTCATGGAAATCGTTGAACAGGTTTTAGGTGAAGATGGTGTTAAAAATCTAGCTGTTAAAACTATTTTACCAGGATTAAATACTAATATTGCGGCAATGAGTCAAACAATGCACTTACCATTCCATATTAGATTTGATGAGAAATTTAATTGTATTATCAATCACTTAGGTGAAGATATTAATCCAATGACACTTTCAACTGGTGAAAGAAAAAAGGCAGATTTTATTATTATCATTGCAATTATTAAAATTCTTAAATTAAGATTTCCTCAATTAAATTTGTTATTCTTAGATGAGTTATTAAGTTCAGTTGACCATGATGGTGTTTATAACATCTTAAAGATCTTGAACCAAGTCATCAAAGAAAATAAGATAAATACCTTTGTGATAAATCACTCAGTATTGCCTCACGAAATCTTTGATAAGAAAATACAGATTTATCGTGAAAATGGATTCTCTAAGTTTACTATAGAAACCATCGACTAAAAATAGAATATATAATAAATGGCAACGTATAACTTAAAATACAACAAAGACGATAGTGTTATAAGACATATCATAATTGGTCTTTTAGCGGATCTAAATAGTAAGCTTAGTTTTTTTAGACAAATATCTAATGATGAGCGAGTTATTGTAGATGTTCCATTTTTTTATGCAGTTTCAGGTGATGATAATTTCATTAAGGATAACTTTTTATTTTCTAATGTAAATGGACCAAACTGTAATCCTGATGGCGACTATGCAAATGGTAATTATGATTCAGTACCAAGAGGTATTGTTAATTTAACTTCATTTGCAGTTGATCCTTCAAAATTAGTTAATAAAAGAAATCTTGGTAATTATTCTATGATGAATGCACAAGGTTTAATGGAAGGTTATGTTGCTGAGTTTGAAATGATTCCAGTAGTTATAAGTGTAGACGTTGAAATTCTTTTATCTAGTCAATTGGATACATTTAAACTTACAGAAGCTATTGTTAAAAAAATGTACAAAGCTAATTTCTTTCATGTAGATGCTGGTCATTTAGAAGAAGGTTTATATAGAATTTCATCAGAATATATGATGCCAGATGATTATACACAAGAGCGTCCTATTGAATATGGTTTTGATAGTAAAGACAATTATAAAATAACATTTAGTTTAGAAATTAATACATTTATACCTTCATTTGATTTCGAAGAAGATATTTACACTAAATATACTAGATCGGTGTATACTAATGCAATTGTTGGAAATTATGAAGATCCTAATTTAGTTACATTAGATGCTACTGCACTATATGCAAGCATTGCACCAGGTGATATGCCAAATCCAATACGATACTACGATAATGATGGTTCAATATGGGAATGGAATCCAGAAACAATGTCTTGGGTTTTAGTAGATACATTAGATCGTGATCCAATCCAGCATGAAATAGACAATTCATTTGTATTAGGTTTAACAGTAGATACTTCAACGTTTGGTGAATTATTAAATACAAACTCTCAATTCTTAAGAACTTCTGTTAGAAGAAAAAATTCAAATAGAATGTTTGCATTTAGACAAACTTCAGATTATAAAGAAGGAACTCCAGATAAAGATAAGCCTATTTTGGGTGATAACAGAGATATTACATCTACTGATCTCCCATTCAATGAATAAACTAAAGATATATATAAAAAATTAAATAACACAAATGGCAAAATTAAACAAAGGAATTGTTTCTCCTGTTATAGAATCTAAACAAGGATTTGTATTTCATGCAGGTGGACAAAATTTCAGAATGACAGGAAGTCACATTGAAAAATTTGAAAATGTTTCAGAAGACTTTAATGCTCTAGTTAAAGCAAACGAAATGTTTAACATAACTAGCGAAGGTATTTCATTTTATTATGACTATAATAATAAGAAAACCATTTCTAAAATTGAAGAATCAGCTTTGGCTAATTTTGATAAATTAGTTGGTTTAAATGAAAAGATTGATTTCTTAAATGAAAACATCAAATCATATAAAGTATCAGGTAAAACATTAGCAGTAACTGAAGTTGAAAATGAATTAAAAGTTCTAGAATCATTAAGATCTACAGTACTTACAAAATCAATAGTTGTTAAATTATCATATAACGTTTCTGAGAACAAGTTTTATGCAGGTAATGTAGAACTAGCTTTCTCACCTTCAATAGCTCTAGCTGAATCTATGTTAGCAGCGGCTTACATTAGATATGAAGATAAAGCATTGATCAACTTATTTGAATTTGCATCTAAAAACTTCAATCACTATAATGTATTAGAATTCATTTCNGAATCTAAAGATGGTGATGTTAGAGTTTTAGCAATGAGAACAGAAAGTAACATATTCGTTTACAAAATTAACGAATCTACTAAAATTGATAAATTCTCTAAATTATTAGCAGATGCTGCAATTGATTATGTTGCAGAAAGTACAGGAGCAGATATTACACCAATGGTTGAAGATATTTTAGAATCTTACAAAGAAAGAAGAGCAGCTAAATTAGAAAAAACTCAATTGATGTACGAAATGATCGCATTCTTAAAAGATCAAAAAGGTAGATTATCAGAAGCTAATAGAATGCTACCAGATATTAAAGCTGCAGATCAATTATTAAATGCTGAAATCACTAGAATTTCAGAAGAATTAACAGAACTACAAAACGAAGACTTATTAACAAAGGACGATGGATATGTAGATGCAGAAATTACAGTAGAAGCTGAAGGTTTACCAAAAGGTTCTAAAGTTAAAGTTGATGCATTAGAATTTACAGGAAAAGGTAAATCAGATATATTAACAGTATTTGTTAAAGATGAACCATTAAGAGTAGAAAAAAATAAGCTTCAAATTTCAGCAGAAGATTCTATTTAAACTCACATAATATTTAAGTAAAGCCCAATTGGAAACAGTTGGGCTTTTTTTAGTATAATGTAAAACATATCACACAAGATGGCAAAAAAGAAAAATTACTTAAATAATAAAGATTTATTTGATGCGATAGTAGAATCAAAAGAATTAGACAAATTAACACCAACTGCAGAAAAAATGCTAGTGTTATTGGCTGAACGAGCTATCAATAAATTAAGTTATGTTAACAGCGATGATAGAGATGATTGCTTACAGTTTGCATTATTAGATCTATTAAAATATTGGAGAAACTTCAATCCTAAATATCCTAATGCATTTGCATATTTTACAGAAATTGCAAAACGAGGATATGCTAAAGGTTGGAATAAAATTCATCCACTTAAATATAAAGGCACACTATCAATTGATCGTATCTCNACAGGTGGATCAAGTGAAGATGGTGGTGGCGGTGGAATGTTCAACATTTAAATGTCAATAAAAAATTTAAAACCTACAGGTAATTCAGGTTTTGTACAAGGATACTATACACCTAAAAATCCAGATAAGTACATAGGACCTATCCCGATAATCTACAGATCATCATGGGAGAGGAAGTTTATGATTATGTGTGATACTAAAGAACATGTAATTAAGTGGTCCAGTGAACCCGTAGAGATTAAATACATATGGTCATTTGATAAAAGAGAACATAAATATTATCCTGACTTTTATATGAAAGTCAAAGGTGTTGAAGGTGATGAAGAATTTCTAGTTGAAATAAAACCAGAAGCACAAATTACAAAACCAGAACCACCTAAAAAGAATAGTCAAAAGGCTCTTAAGTCCTATAAATTTCTGGTAGAGCAGTATGTAAAAAATAGAGATAAATATACATATGCAAAGGCATGGGCAGTCAATCGAGGTTGGCGATTCATTGTCTTAACAGAAAAGTCTCTTAAATAATGGGTAAGATAAAAGAAGATATTAAGAAATTAAGTAAAGAAGCTGGAGGTAAAATCAAAGCACGAAGAGCTGCTGAAAAGTGGTTTAACGATGCGTCAAAATCCGTTAAAGATAATACAGTTGCTAAACTTAGTAGACCTTTTAAAACGGGCATGATCCATGTATTTAGATATGAAAAGCCTCTAAATATTAAAACACTAGAATGGTGGGATTTAAATCCAGTGGTATTAGCTCTTGAACCACATATCAGTGGTACAGATGTTGGTATTAATTTAAATCTTTTGCCAGTGCAATTTAAAGAGGATCTTTTAGATATGGTATATGACAGAATGCAAGGTCAAATTAAAACTCAAAATGGAAAAGCCAAAGAAAATAATGCATTAACACAAGGTCAAATTAAATTGATTTATAAAGATGTTAAAAAGTTTTTGGTTCAATTTGGATTTGATTATGCNATTAGACAATATGTACCACAATTAAAAAANAATCAACAAGTAGTTTCATATGAAAGTTGGGCTAAAATAGCACTCTGTGATTTTCAAGATCTTAATGGTATTGGAATTAATGAGGTAAAGAGAGCGTTTCAAGAGCACTTAAAAACGCGTTCAAAAAGAAAAGATATATAAACAGAACATAATAATATAATAGTATGGCAGGATTTAACGATAGAAACGGACCATTAAGTAATGGATCAAGACCTTTTAGCATTTCAAATGCTTTAAAGTCATTGTCTTCGTTTGGTATGCGCTATGATGATTTAGTCTTAAGACAATCACAAGCAATTGGACCAATGGAAGCCGAAATTGGTTATGGTCAAATGAACCCGTTTGGTCTAGATAATGATGACATATATGGAGCATTTGCTGCAATGTCAATGACAGACATTAATTTAAGATCTAATATTCCATTTTTTGATAAATCATATGAAAGCAAAAGAGAAGAACTTAGAAGATTTTCACTTAACGATGAGATTGAAGATATTCTAGATATTCTTTGTGATGAGACTATTGTATATGATGAAAAAAACTTTTTCTGTTACCCTGAAATTCTAGGAATTGATATTTCAGATCAGGTTGACAAAGATCTAAATAAATATTTCAGACAAATCTATCACTATTTTGGATTTAACTCTGATCAATCAGCATGGTACTTCTTTAGAAAATTCTTAATCGATGGATATTTGGCATTTGAGATCATTTATTCACCAGATCAAAAAGAAGTTATCGGATTTAAAGAATTAGATCCTATTACACTTATCCCAGGTTACAATCACGATGATGGTAAAAAAGTTTGGGTACAATACAAAGATGATCCAATTAGAGAACGTAAATTATATGATTCTCAAATTATATACATTTCATATAGTTCAATAACTACAGCTTCAAGAGTTTCATATATTGAAA